ACTTTTACATACTGTCAATAGAGGTCGCATGCTGAATCTATTTACCTCTGACGTCACTACCAATTACGGTAATATGTTGACGCCATTACACAACCGTCTAGTCGACATTTCACAGCGCAATATGGAAAAGGCGCTCAACCATTGGCGGTCAAACGGAAGTTCCATATTGAATACCCATTTGGTATTGAAGCTCATAAAGGAGATTCCGGTACCAAGCGGTGACCTTACACAATTATCGCTCAATAATGTACGAAAGTACTATGATGAAATTCGTGACAAGGATTACCAGTATGGGAACAAATTTAATCTGACTTCCTCTACACGATATGGGGCGATTGCTAAGTCTCAGTTCTACGACGATTCTGTCGATGAGATTATTATCACCAACTCCACACCGTTTGACCCGCAGATGATTAGTAACTGGCGTGATGCTGAACCTATCCGTGTGCATCGTCACCCTTATAATGTCACCTATTACGGCCTGCTTGCTCGCAAGACAGATTTAGGCGGTAATGGTATTGCAGTCCTTAGCGTTAACATTCCTCTATTGGCTTTGCAGTATCTCATGTGGCTACGTGAGGAAGCCAAATACAAGAATAGTAACGGGCAGGAGTATGTGCAGCCCACGCACATGTTTGTGGCGAAGTACCCTATTCCTAATCTCCTGAAAAGTCACAACGACATTGCGATCATAAACCGCACCATTGGTCGCTATGAGAATGACTTGAAAGAAACCCGTGATGTTCGTCAGGTGTTCTGGTTAAGTGACGAGGTCGCTTTACTGGACCAGGTAATTGTTAAAATAGTAGTGGAACTCAAACGACAAGAACGTTTCTGGCCTGCTGTGTTATTACATCTACCTACAGTGTGGCGAAATGGACACGACGCTGTAAAGCTCCCGATTGATATTGAAGTACGTCAGAACCGTTGGGCGTGGTATATCGCTTGTTTCTGGATGGTGAACTTCTTGTGTGAACATGAGGCCTCATTTAAGAAGCGTAAGAATGGCGAAGCTTTAAATGACATCATTGCGACATTACGGCGGATTAAATCGGACAATACTTTTTACCTAAGTGGATTAACACCTAAGGTGAAAACGACGGTCAGTTATGAACTTGAATCTATTAGTGATGAAATCAAAGTCATAGATAAAAGATAGTAGGGGCACTCCTGGTGGGGGTTACCCACCAGGAGGCCTCTATGCCGACGTAGGTTAATGTTCGTCAGATACCAGTCGTGTTGCGTTATCGTTTACGTAATAAAGGCCGAGCGATTCTAAGCAAGAGTAAACCATTGACAAGTTTTCTACAATCAGACCACGCAAGTTGATACCCGCAATGATCTCAGGTGGTACACCTGTGTTCATGATAATGTCCGCAGGCATGATCACAAGACCCACACCTTTCTTACCGTACTTATCTAAGAACTTACGCATACGTTCTGCCAGCGCCCTGTCCTCCAACCCTTCCAGCCATTCGTTTACCGCAGTCTGTGAATCGAGTCCCAGTTTTGCTTTCAACCCAATATACTGAAGTGGCGGTGCCTGACCATATTTCTCAGCAAAGACTTCCTGCCACATGCAATAGTGGTAGTAGTTCGAGCTCAGTGGTTTAGCATAGGCTTCTTTATCTTTAATCGTTGCCTTGGTTAAGAAGACGGTTTCGCCTTTGGTCACCGAGTTAATGATGAAGCGCTCAATGTCACCAATCTGTTCTAACAGATCAACCACCGAGAACTGCTCATTGGCATTCGATTTATCCAAGATATCGTTGATCACCTTATTACCGCGATCTCGGATCTCTTTAGGTACGTTAGAGTTACGCAGGTGAACCCCTTTGAGCTCAAGCTTAGGTTTAGGGAAGAAGTTCCCTTCACGTGCAGCCTGTGTTGCAAAGTAGTGTTTACCCATGTTTGTTAACACGAAGGTTTCGAAGTAATACTCGTTCTTCATGGTCAGACGGAACAGGTGTTCATCTGCCACACCAATGTTACCTGAAACGATAGCCAGTAAATGCACAACCTGCTGAGAGATCAGGAAGGTCACTGCCGCATTCACCTGGATACGGTGAGCACGCTGACTATAATCCGGCTGAATCCAGTCAATCCAAATCTGTTCAGTAAAGATTGAGGAATCCGTATCCGATGCTAATACCACTTCACGCACATGGCTTGGCATCATCGCAATACCAAGTGGGGTGTTCTTCGTGACAAAGAAAGCACGAATGAAGTTACGGTACTTCTCAATGTTGTTCACACTGAGCGCATAGTTCGCTTTTAAACGACCCTTGAACTCTTCTGAGTCTTTCAGGTTCTTGGTACCGATACGTGCGATATCATCAGCGCATTTCATGGTAGCCAAGATACGGCAATCACCGTCACCCATGTTAATGTCGTCAGCTAACTGATCTTCGCTACGCTCAGCCAAGTCAGTAATAAACTGGAACACGAAATCTGGGTTGACTTCTTTTAAGTGGTACAGGTCAGATACAAACATGAACGCAGAACGCTCAACGTCAGTCATACCCATAACCAGCTTATAGATAACCGCCATTCTGTACTTGTCAGTCCAGTAACGACGAGAGCTCCGATAAATACACGCCATTGTCTGCTGCACTGTTGGTGCTTGCAGGTTGAATTCAATCATGGCGTTACGGATCGCTTCCAGGTCAGAGAAGCGGATAATCGTGGTAATGGACTCAATGGTGATCTCAGGGTTATAGTAGTGTCGGTTACCCGCCAAGAATTTCTCGTTAAAGGCATTCGTGGAACTGGTAGCACTACGACAACATGAAGTCAGCGAGCTGTGTGCAGAACGACAGAAGAACGGTGTTGAGGCAGTACAGAACCCGCCTGACATTCCGTTGTTAGTAAGCTTACGCCCCGTCTGCATGATGTTCTTGATGTTCTCAGTAACCTTGTCGCCCATCTGCTCGGCAACGAACATCTCTTTCTTAATGACTTTACGTGCTTTGATGTTCTTGTCGGTTGATACTGAGTACTGCGATACTTTCTCGCTAGGGTGCAGATACGCAGTCAATGATGGACTGAGAATTGCCTTGCGATCTTCCACGGCTTTTAAGAACTTGTTGAACGTGGTGTATTTAAGCTCACGGTCACCGTTCTTGCCACGGACCAATATTTTTACACGTGGATCTTTTAACTCGTACTTCCCACCTTCACTGGTGACGCGCGTGACGTATTCGCGGGTTTCCTCGATATCACGTCCGGTAATCTTGGTTAAGGCCAATGCCTTACCTTCTACATAGTGGTGATAAATGCGAAAGTCGCGTTTATACTCACTCGGACTATTAATGAATAAATCCATCGATGTTATCCTTTGTGCAATTCACTCTTCTAAAAGATTAGATTGCTCATGTAAGGAAATAATAAAAAAAAAATAACGAGGGTCATAACAGCCTGCGTTACCGCAGGCCATCAATTAACTGTCGATCAACGTCACAACTGCCGCAGGGTATCCATTAGACTCCATGGCTGCTTTAATGATTTTGATGTCATTAGCGCCCACGTCTTCAATGATCACCTGGATCTTATTACGTGACACCGGTGCTATCGTTGACTCAATGATCCACGGCACCCACAGAATCGTAGAGGAACCATTTGTCTTGGTGACCTTTACGAAATCATAAGCGCTTGGATCATCCGGGATACCATTACCCTTAACCAAAGGATACAGGTTCTGGTGCATCGCTTTGACATCTAAGCCCAAGCGGTTAGCATCATCTGCATCCAGGACAGAGGTGATCTTACACGAAGAGAATCCCTCGCCTAAGATCTCAGGGGCAATGACGTTGAAGTCAACAATTGCCCCTTTCTTTAAATCGGTGTAACTCTTCGCCATGTAACGCCCCTGACATTACTGAGTGATTAGCACGAAGGTTCCGCGCAAATCGGAGATAATAAAATTAATGACCTCGACATCACTGACACCAAAGCGAATCAACAGGTCATTAAACGCCTCATAAAATGGCTTGTGTAACTCAGAAATCATAGGCTCCATATCAACGATATTCGACCGCAGCTGATAATGATGATGTAAGTCACTAATCACAGCATTGATTTCTTTTAACGTTGGCTCAGGGGTATCATCACTGCTTAGAATCCCTTTGATCTGTTCGAACAATGCATCGAACTGAGGATTGCGGTCGATTGCGATCATACTAGACCTTCTTTTATAATGCAGATCTAAGCCGGTCTATCTCTTGGGTTAGTTGATTAAACGTTACCTGATAGTGGTCGATCTGTTGTTGTATTTCTTCGTTGTAATGGTCCTTAATCTGACCGTACAGTTGACACATCTGCGCATCAATCGCTGAAGACTGCACTGTCAGACTATGGAGCCGATCAAGATCAACCCGAGCAGTCACCATGTTCTGACGAACACGAATCAACTCACTGATAAAGTTAGGGTCATTGGCAGGCTGACAAAGCACATAACCCTGATTGTGATAAAACCCAGCGCAACCATAACGCATTGGCTGGGGTGCAGAGTAAGGCTGGATGACTTGAAGCATAAAGCCGTAGGCCACATCACCACAGGAATGAATCTTCTCAATATCCCGCATGCCAAGACCCCTTGACACACTATTGATCAATCCATCAATTTCGTGTGTAACCATAACCCGGTTAGGGAACCCTGCACAAACCGCCTGAACCACCTGGATATGGTTGACCGCCATATCGTCCATCGTGGTTAAGGTAGTCTGCATGTCCATCATCACTGGGGTAAAATCGAGTATTGCCACTCCCACGGTCTTTCCTCCTCGTGACTATTGAACACCACCGTTACTGTCTGCTGCTGTATACCCGCTCTGATGATCTGCGCAGGCGTGCTAATAAATGCCGCATCTAAGTGATGGTAGAAGGTTTTATACAGATACGACGCCACATGCTGAACAGCCAGTTTGATCGTCTGATGTTGAGCCGGGGTATGCTGCATAAAGATAGTAGGGATCTTTGTATCCATCGACAATTCGGGGGTATGACTGATTGTTCGCCCCAAGGTTAATTCATTCAGTGCAAGATAGACAAGGATATTAAGATCGATCGGACCCATGTCTTTTAATACGGTAGTCACAGCGTGTTGCATGTGGTTGAGTTCTTCAGGTGTTACGGTAAAGATAATCGTAACGTTTGCGGTGGTCATACCTCCTCCTTACCATAAACGACTTGTAGGTTATAAGTACCGGGTATCATCGACATCGATTTAATACCTCCTAAGTAACCTGCATTGAAGTACGATGACATCACCCAGGTTAGCTGCATATCCAATACATTGGTTGCGTTAGCTAATCCCATTTTAACGCTATCACACAAAGTATCAGGTGCTTCAGTAAAAGCTGGATCAATAGCTGACTCCAGGATAACATCTGACGAACCCGGTTTATTAATCTCTGCGCGATAGGCTTCAAAGGCGGTGTCGAGAAAGGTCTCATAGGTGATCATAAGCACTTTGGCCATACAACCATCGTAGAGGGCACGTAACGTCGGCCACACTGGACGCAAATCCAGTATGACTAACGTATCCATTTGATTCATTATTACCCCGCGTGGAAAACAATACTGTTGGTCGTTCGTTGCTGTTTCAGGTTATATACATCCAGACCCGATACCAGCAGCGGGTGTAATATTTGTGTGATGAATGCTTGGTTATTGACGGTCCAGCTACAGAACTCGCGGAATACCGAATCCTGGACATAACTTACTTCTTCCATGGACGGTTCGGGCAGTCCCGTTTCAGGATCGAAGTATTCACCATAACCCAGCATGCATTCAACCCAGTCATGCAGAATACTGTACTGGTATTGCTGCTGACCAAGTGAGCGCCAGACGACTTCAAAGAACAAGCCTAACACATCGACCGGATGGAACAGGACAAAGATGTTATTACAGTTCGTCCAGGTCATCGTATTGATGTCCAGTACAGCTAACGGCCTGGCATCGGTTACTGGCGGGATATAATGTTTATCACGGTCGATTTTCTGCTGGTCAATCTGAACCGGCATTTGTAACATGCCGGTGATATCCGGCACGTCGATTGTCACTGTAATACTCATGGTGGACATATGGGTTATTCCTCATCCCAAAGCGATAGGTCTAATCTAACGCAGCCTCCTTCTAAACCATAATCATCAACCCGTAACTCGTCAAAGTAGGCGTGGTCACGTTCGATCTCTTTATGGAGTGCACCGTATTGTTCGTGTATCCAATCGTAAGCGACGCCAGCACAGATACTGGCGTTACGTTCGGTGATTACCTGGAGATCATCTACGGTTAGCAGAGGCGGCACATAACAGCCATTGAATAAACGGACGCACCCAGCAACGACAAATGCTTCGACATTGTCATTGTTGACACCTGGGTAACGTTTCAATCTCCCGATTAATTCGCCGTATGGAACAATCGCGGCGATACGGGACAATGCTTCAGACATACGGATCTATCCCCAGTCGCACAGTCATCAGATAGTGTCGATCTATCTGAATTTGTTTGACTCCTCCGTTACGCCACTCGGGAGTTGTATTGTTCAGATAGATCGCACGGATAGTTGCTGCTACTTCATTAATCATCGTTTGTAGAACATTACTGTCCCAGCCCGAGTTCTGCAGGAACAGTGATGCGCCTAACACGTCAACTTCAGATGATTGATCAACCATCGAAGTGCAGGTATGAATCAAGAGATCCTTTAATGCAAAATGGATATCCTGATCATTTGCCTGACTCTCACTGAAATTAAACCAACGAACGATAATGGGTTTGGTGTCAATCACAAGTACATTAGCGTTCATCACGATACACCGAGTTTTGCCAATGCATTAAGAAGTTCAAGACGGGCTTTCTCGTAATCATCCCGGTTAGGATCGAGTCTTGCCAAACGTGTTTGAAGTTCTTGTATCAGTAACCCGTTCATATTCACTGACGCAAGAGGAATCTCTGTTGTCGGTTTATGTACAGGTACCACTTGCGGTAATGCCGGTCCTTCCAGATAACGATCAATCGCCAGACAGATCATCAATACGTTCTGACCTAAGAGCATCGGGTCTTTACCATAGAACCGCAGCGTAGGATCATCCACATTCATGAGCTCAGCCATGTCATTAGGAGTGAAACCCATTCCGAAGATCTCTGGCGCCAGACTGTTCAACTCACGTGCCTGTAACTCAGTGATGTTATTGGTGTTGACGATCTGCTGACGGATCTTCTGTAACTTCTCCTGCACAGAAGCGGTTTGGTTTGCAACCAGTTGCGCACGAGGATCGATATGTGCTACGGCCTGAATGGCTGGACGTACCCACTCACCTTTTACCGACGCAGTAACATCCAATCTATTCGTTTCAATAAACTGATTAATAAAGCTAACGAGTTTATCGAAATATCCTTGTACGGAATACGTTACGGTAAATTTAAGCTGACTACCCTGCGACTGTTTATCGCTGAGTAGTGTGGCGGCGTTATTAATGACTTCCTGGAATGTCGCATCGTTGGTATACGGTGTGATATCCACAGTGAAGTTACGAACAGGGCGTTTCACCACAGCAGGTTGATCAAAGGCACGCTGGATGTATTCCAGGTCACTGAGCAACATATTGCGCTTAGGCAGCTGACTAGACAACTGGGCTAACACGGCTCGGTTAATAAGCTCATGTTCGCTGAGTGGTGTAACCTTCTGCTGAACAATTGCTGGGCGACTTGACGCCAGTGTATAGAAAACGCCATTGCTGACATATTCAAAGTGCCATTCGAACTTACGGCGTGTGCCGGCATGTCGCATGATCACTTTACTGAGCTCAAGCCCGATTGGCTCAAGTACCGAGTGAATCAGATAAGTAACCCAAGGCTCTTGAGCTATATCACCACCCACTAAGTACAATGAACCGACTACAGATGAAGCGGGTAATTCGTATTCGGATTGGAATCGATCACGAATGTAATGCTGATGCTGTGCTTTGTCGTACGGAATCGGTTTGCTGTATTGCGCTACGCCTTGATCGTCCTGACCAAGACACTGATAGACAAAACTATCAACCATAGCAAACAACCGGAAGTCTTGATAGACTTTTTCGATTGCGGTCATTGGATGATTGTTAATATTCGCCCATGGAAAAATCGAGTTAAATACCGATTCATGCAGAGCGTTAAAGATCAACATTGTCTGGGCATAGTCTAAAGGTTTACCGTTCATTGTCGGTGCTTTAAACATGATGGTCTGAATGTGTTGACCGGCATCAATAATGAAACTGTCTGCGTTGTAGTTCACGGTGGTTAAGCTCCTAGTCGTACATCCATTATAAAAGGGCTATGCCCTAATAAATAGTACAATAATGTACGAAAGTAATTGTTGTAACTCACTTGTATAATGTAGGTTTGATTATTTTTTGACGGCATAAACCCCTCCACCATACGGTGGAGGGGATTCACACTTTTGACAGCTATCTCTGAATTCGCAGCCAAGCATCAGAGAACATAATCGCATCACTCAAACAACGTGTGTAAAAGGAATGAGCAGTAAAGCACACGTAGCTGTAGTGTTGCAGCAGCGATTACATATAATAGTACTGACTATGTCGGATCTTACAGAACCATGCCATTGTCGTCGGTACGATCGTTATCACCCAGTAAGTTGAAGTTCTGGCCACGTGCATGCTGCTGATCAGTGATCTGACGCAGACGACCGTTCAGTTCTTCGAATGCTGTCTTAATCGGCTGAGAAGTAATCGCGAAGTGTGCGGTGAATTTCATGCGTTCATCAGTCACGTTGTTATCGCGGGTACCGGTTGCATGGTAGTCCGGCGTTACGGAAAGATAAGGACGCTCTTCATCTTTAAAGATAGTTGCCATCGCCAACGGAGAAGTCCCGGCGATCTCTGCCAGTTCTTCGTCATTAAACAGATCCAGCGATACCAGACCAGGTTGTGAACTGCGGACGTTGGTATAACGCAAGAAGTTAATGATGTCTTTGTAGTCGATTTCGATGTTCTTTGAATCGAACAGGTTCAGTAACAAAGAGATCGTTGCACCCACTTTGCGATCGACGTCACGCTGATCATAGTTCTGGTTAACCGGGAAGTAAGACATCACCACCGGTGCCTGCTGTGCCTGTGCAACACCGGCCAGAGATTTCAGGGTATTGATGGAGTTGTTTGCTTCAGTTTCAGAACCAGAGGTACCAATAACGATGGCAACAACCGGCAGCTGACGACGCAGCAGTTCACCGATGATCACCGGACCGATGATAGAGCCAGAACCGCCTGATGCCGAGAACACCACGACATTGTAATCGCCAGGCTTGTGCTTAGACAGGATCTGTGGCAATGCTTCTACAACCGCTTTGTAGTTGTGTGCACGCTGTTTACCAGAGCCATCGGCATTATCCAGTACATAGACACTCTGCGGGTCCATACCTGGCTTGATGTTTTTGTTTGAGGTATCGATGCGCGATACCGCTAAGTCAGCAAAGCCCAAAGAGTCTTTGTGATCTTTAGTTAACGCGGTAATATTAATTGCTGCACCACCGCAGCTATAAACGCGAGTTAATCGTTTTGACATGTGACAACTTCTCCATTGGTTATAAATTCTATGATATTTGTTATCTGACATATATACATACACCCATGTAGAATGTAACAAAGGTGAGATTATGAGCGCAATTGATCATGCCATTAATGACGTGATTTGGAATCACGATCCCAGTATTTTACGAGCAGCGTTCATGTCTAATGATCTTGCTTATTATCACACTGGGATCAGGCAGGTATTAAATACTTCTTTAAATGAAGCGATTCGTACAAAGATCATCGATGCTAAAGTGCGTCGTGACTGTGATGTGGTTGGTGGTACAGAAGTTATCATTCCTTTAACCAATATCGAGTATGTTCAGCCGGATAACTTTACAACGGTATTCCGCGTACCGAAAGAGAAAACCAACAGCCGGATCATCACGTCTATCCTCTCTGTCATGTATGGTTATCCCGATGCGTTATTTGGTGCACCTGGTCAAGGTATTGGTGCCTACTCCGGGAACATGAATCTCAACTGTGGTAATGGTGCGTACACCCAGGGTATTCAGCAGATGTTGCAGTCCTATGCTCCTGCCCCGGAAATCCAAATGACCAACGTCGCATTGATTGGTCAGAACATGGTTGCGATCTATGAAACACAAATGATCACTAACATGTTGACCCTGCGTTGTATTGTTGCCAACGATTCAGATATGGGTAACATTCCGGTGCGGGCGTATACCAAGTTTTCCAAACTGGTTGACTATGCGGTTAAGGCGTATATCTATCAGCGCCTGTCTATCCCGGTTGACCAGGGTATGTTAGTCGGTGGTGTGGAACTGGGTGCATTCAAAGATACCATCGAGCGTTACGCTGACGCTAAAGATAACTACGATACATATCTGGAAACTACCTGGAAGAAAACAGCTGCCTGGTCGGATAAACTGCGTAAGCATCGTTCTATCCGCATGAGTGTGCCAAAACGTTAACCAAAAAAAAAAGACAGCATAAACAGAGGAGGGGCATTTGCCCCTCCTCTTATGCCTGTTGTTTATTTAATTCAGCCAGTCTTTGTTGTTCAGCAATGGCATCAGAGACAAGATCTGCATCTGACTTACCGTAGTACTGATCGTTGAGCGTAAACGGACCAGGATCGATCCAGGAAGGTGATACACGAACAAACCCTGTACCTTGGCCACTGTCTACTGAATCGGCGCTATGGAGATCCATTGCGGATGTACCGACTGCCATGGTGATAATACGATCTAACACCGGATCATGATAACGGGAGAGATGCAAGGTCGCTTGAGGTGATTCATCGACCCGTTGGAAATGACGAACTAACCATCCAGTACCGCCAACAAATAACCGCACTTGTTCTTTGCATTCATCCAGAATCTGATCACGATGACTCATGAGCAATCCACGTGGATCGGTTACAGGCGAGATCCACAAGAACACCAGGTCATGGACGATACGCAGGGTATCAACCAGGGTATGTTTTACATGATCGGCAAACAGCGCAACTTCACGCGGTTGGTTATCAATTGGAAGAAGTACCTGATGGAAAATACCACCGCCGTACAACTGAAAAGTAACGACAGTGAAATTACCGATCTGCTGCGAATGAGTCACTGCAGTGCAAGGTCGTTCAAAGTTAGCTATTTGCACCATGATTAAACGCCTTCATGCAAAGTTCGTATTGCTCACGCGGGCCGAGGTTATCATCATTACCTGACGTGGTGACAGTGACCTTAGAACTGATCACCGTACCCTTACGGTAGTCTTCCGATTCCATATCCTGCTCACGCATGTCCCGCACGACTGTTTCAAAGGTCGTGTCCATGCAGTTACCTGTACTGCGCGTCCACTCAACAGTAACGCCATTATATTCAAAAGTACCAGATGCATCTTTCAGGTTTTTGTAGATACTTTCGTTGAACATATCGCGAGAAACCATTATAAGCAGCCGCACGCCATCATTACGGGCCAGATGACCATGACCTGACTTGACATCAATCCAGTGTGCCAAATCGCTGTAAGCGCGTTTGAAGGCATTCTCGATTGTAAGCTCTTCTTTAGAGAAGAACTCGTGAACCACTGCCGATTGTTTACCAGGGGTACTGAATTGGTAGTGGAAGTTATCACTGCCGTGTTTCGTTACTTTAATGACGATGTCATCAAAAGCAATTAGAGAATAGGAAGGGAGTTCCATTATGAGGTACCGAGTAGCTACTGAGTTTTAAAACCTGATGACTTGCTGTCCATCAGGAAGTGAGTGAGGCGCTGGGTCTCACTAAGTTGTTTATCCCCGCGCTTAATGCGCCGGCGTAGTTCACGTAAGATCTTTTTACTTAACACGTGTGAGTCCTGATAGATCAATGAAGTGGGTGTTAATGTCTTCAGGGAGTAACCCTGAGACACGTTTGATACCTTCACGCACAGCACGACTAAATTCACCTTGGCCGAGATTACCACGACTCAGGTGTAACCAGCAGAGTTGGGGTTTACGATCTTTGTCGTAATACCAAACTGCATTGGCTTTGGCACGACCACGAAAACGTGCGTCTGTTGTTCCAGCCAGTACGTCAACGAAGTTTATATCATTCTGGCTTAAAACTTTTAAATAACCATTATTGGGCGCTTTGCCAATATGGGTCAGTACGTCAAAACGACTGAGTGGATTGCGTACTGAAATCTGGAGTAACTCTGCCCGAATCTCGGGCAGGTTAAACTCAGGCTTCAGCCGCAGGTCATTTGCCGCCACAGCGATTGCAGCAGGCGATAATTCACCCCACAGGTGAGTAGCCATTTTATTTCCTTAATCAATGTATTTTTTGTACACGCCGGTTGGTACACGACCAGACAGCTCGGGAGTGGTTGAAACAAATACCGGCACTGCATGGTGCGCCAGGTCACGGCATTGTTTAAGTAACGGTAAAGCAAACAGACGATCTACCAGGATGGCGGAACGAGAACGGTTGATGCGTGCATCATCCAGGGTTTCGAGATCTTCAGTTTCAGTGGTATGGAACATCACATTGTTCTCAACCAACAGACGCTGATACTCGGTATCGTCTTTGGTGTATTCTTTCAATGCGCTCAGTGTATCACGAGATACCTTCGCATCGGTGTTGACAATGAAGATGTCAGATCGACCAGACTTCACTAAATCGACAATCTGTTGTAAGATCCATTTCTGGTTGGACAGCGGATTACGACCAATAGCAATAGTAACGTTTCTCATGACAAAACTCCTGGTAATTAGATTGGATGGTTGGGACTATCAACCTGGTAATGTAGGAGTAAAAAATGTTACGACTTAAAACGGCATAAGCGCCAGGTTTGACCCCGGCACTTATGATCCAGTTCAGGTGCGGGTATACTGCAACACGGAGGGTAGAGGATAGCGCACCTGCGCCGAATTCATGTTTGCTGTTCCGGTTAACACCATCCCTGGCCCGGTCACATACACAGCAATTAAACTTTAATACTGCTTCCCATCATTCCCGTTCAAGCTCCTCTGTCGGTGCTATAGACACCAACACTCAAAAAGAAATGATAGGCTGCAGACTATGCCGAGAATTGCAACCCTGTCCAATCGACCCTATCGGCTTACCGAAGTCGATTCCTGAAGGACAGAGCCTGAGCCATCCGGGGACGTATTTGCACGCGTACGCGCTTCGTCTCGAAAGTACCGGAGGCAGTCTGCTGTGAGTGGTCTTTGCAAGAAACACCCTCGGCCTGCTGCAACTTGATTGGGGTGATCAATCCCAACCCGTGGAATCATCCTGTCAGGATAGCACAGGAATCTCCAACAGAGAGCGACGGACTAACGCGGGTGCGCAGGAAGAACCCCCAACGTTACTCTTAATCCTCATCGTGGTTGATATTCAATCGCCGATGGAGATGTCGCTCTCTGTTTCGTGCCATTTAACGTCGGGCAACTCATCAGGGAGTACGACGTGTAGCAGGTGGTACAGGTGCCAGTCAGCGTATAACAGCCTCTATGAGGGTGAAGCCGCCACGAAGTTACGCTAACTGGCGATTCGAGAATAGGGCCCGAGAAGCGGAATTGAACCGCCTATTCCTACCATGGGTTGGGTAAAGGTTAAGTTAGGCCTTTACCGAAATGCTGTTGGTAGTGTCTTGGTCGTTAGACGACTCGGGGATTTGGTACACTTACTGCTTGTATCAAATAGGGTGGACAGGGTGAGGGCTATCTCACAATGCTCTGATTACCTGGTCGGCGCATGGCCTTAACCAGAACACCTGTCCGTTGTTCAGTCGATCATAATTGAGTCGATATAATCATCGCTCTGTTTACCAAGCCATTCATAATACTTGGTAATACGAATGTTGTTAAAGATCCAGTATGCACCGTCGATGATCACACGAGAAGGTCTTGCAGCTAGTTTCTCATCTGCCTTGATCATTTGATTTAGTTCTTTGGCAGTGACCACCATACGATCTAAAGCTTCTGCTGACATTGGTGTGTAATCTTCCAACTTACCATAGAAAGCAAGATCGCCTGTTGAGGCACATCGGATAAATTCGTCACGTAATGCATCGTTAGCCATTACGACAAGTGCGGCTGGATGTTCAGCGATATATCGCATAATCCAAATCGACTTACCAGATTGTCGTGGGCCTTTAACACCGATGGTAAAAAACTCACGTAACTGCATTGGTTTAGTGCCACCATAGCGTAAGTGAATTTTGTCTTGTCTAATCCGTTCTATGCCGCGTTCAAGCTCTTGCACAATAGCCTTCCAATTGAGAGGCGTTGTCGTAGATGTCATGATAGTTCCTTAATAAGGAGATGGCAGGCGGGGTATCGGGAATCGAACCCAATATCAATCTGGTTCCGTATCAGTG